TTAATAAAACTAGATAGTTTATGGGTAGAATGATGACCTAATTTTCTTTGGTTTTCTTCAAACTCCCATATAATTTTTTCAATTGCTCCCCAATTTTTTGGAGGTATAGCTAATCCGCAAGCGGGATCTACATGACATATCTTCATATTGTTGCGTAAATTTCAGGACTATTTTCATCCATTCCTTTAAATTCTTGTTCTATAATACTAAATCCTGGGAGATGTTTAGTATAAATTTTTTCAGCTGTACCTACTTTTAATTGTGCTACATTACACACCCACATATCAAAAGCATCCCATTTAGTACTTTTAATTTTATCTTGGATATAAGATAATTTATTATTATTAATTAAATATGATTGGGCTGGGATAAATGGTGTTATATTTGTGTAAACATCTTTTATTTTAGGACCATTTAAATTACGATTTTTAAATGGATTTCCAAACCCAATTATATCTTGATCATTTTCTCTTGCTAATTTACTAAAATGATCTAATGATTGTTTTAATTCACTAAATGGAGAATCTACTATTACATCACCTTCAAAAATTAAAATAAAATCATAATCTTTATTATCTTCAGATAAAATAGCATCTGTGTGGGCTTTATAACACCCATAATGTCCTGGGGCTAATTTATAATGTCCAGGTTTATCTTGAACATCATTAGGTCTATTACAAGTATCTTTTGGTGGTGTTTCAGTCCAAATTTTATTGATACGTTGTTCGTATTTAATACCTGTTAATTGACAAAATTCTTTAATATTTTCTACTGATTGGATTTCTTTTTCATTTGTATCTGGTTCAGTAACCAAATGCATTAATTTTATTTTAGATTTTGGAAATTCACCATTCCATTTAAAATAACCATTATCAGATAAATTATTAAAATATTTTTGATCTATAATAAACTCTTTAGTTTCTATAAATTTATCTCCATCAAAAATTTCAAAACATACTTTATAATTATTTCTAAATTTTATTAAATCCCAAAATGAGTATTTTTGGTCTATATTTAATGTTCTATCAATGATCAATTTTTGATTATCATTATAACTGTTTGTTTGGAAAACTAAAGGACTTTCATATACTTTGTAATTAATTATTCTACTATCTTTATTATTAGAAATATAAAAATAAGGGGCAAAATGATTAGGAACATTTGTTGGTAATATAGAAAAATATTCTATACGAGAAAAATCTTTATGAGAAAATATATTTTTAGATTTAGATTCAAATACACTTTCTTGTTCTTTATATATAGATCCTTCATTTTTAAAGATATGATAAAATAAATTTTCTAAACCATTAGATTCAGAACCATAAATTTCCATCAAATTATCATATTCTTTACCTGTAGATATTTTAGGTAATACCCTTAATAGTTCTTTTGGGTTAGCAGAAAAGAAATATGTGTATAAAGCATCTCCTTCCATAGGATGATGTAATGAAAAATAAAAATTATTTTTATTTAATATCTTAGAAATATCTTCTATTCCTTTTTTATCTTTTAAAATATAATCATAATTTAAAAAATGAACTTTTGAGAAATTTAATTGAGAAGCTAATGATGCCCCATTATAATAATTAGTGTAAACGGCTGGGCCATGATATATATCATTTTCTTCACCTTGTAAATTAAGATTAACATCATATAAATCACTATTCAAATAGAATTGATTATAAAATGTATGTTTAGTTAAAACATTATTAGTATCAACAACACAATAATCTGATTGGTTTTGAAGTATTTCTGGAATTGGTATATGTGAGGTTAAAATAACTTTATAACCATTATTTTGTATAGATTTAATACAATCTAATGTAGTATTAATAATACTGTCTGTTGAAGGGTATGTAGATACTACAAAAATTTCATTATGAGTTGATACATTAAAGTTTGTACCTAAGTTAGATTTAATGATTTGACAATTTTTTTTAAAGTTATTAGGTTCTAAATAATTAATAGATTCAAATTTATCAAAATAATTAAGATAAACTGGTAAATTGTATAATAATTGGGGTATTTGGAATGATAATGCTTCACGTATCACTAAAGGCATTGTTTCTTTATCATTATTGGTACCCCTAGAAGTAAATAAAAATAAATCCATTGATTGGTAAAATTTATCTACATCAGAACGTTCATTCCACCATGTTAAATTATTTGGTTTGTTTTCCATTAAAGGTTCCCAGTAAAATTTAAAGTTTTCTGCTTGATTTCCTACACAGTGAAATTCATATTCAGGTAATGCCTTAGCATACTCAAAAAATTCTTTTTGGTTTTTTCTTGGAGTAAATAAACCTATATGTAAAATATGTTTTTTAGTAGGATCTAAACCTAAAGATTTTAAACCTTCTTCTCTATTAGGTCTAGAAATATATTCAATAGGATATTCAACTAATACTTTAGGTATATCTAAATCTTTATATTGGTTGATTTGCCATTGAGAAACAAACATAAATTTATCTGGGAAGTATCGTTTTTGAGCCACATCAAAAGATGAATCATGGGAAGTTTCTACTATAAAATAATCTCTATTTGGGGTGTATAGTTTTTTGGATATTTCATTATCCATAAAATACTCAGGTATTTCTTCTAAATGAACAATATCAGGTTTTACCGAATTAATAATATCTAATAATTCATGTTTATTTTCTTGTAAAGTATAAAATTTATCAGAATCTACTAGGTCTACAAGCTTATTTCTTGTAACAACTAAGACCCCTCCAGTACAGTCTACCCATTCAACAAGATGTATTTCAAAATCTTGTTTTAATAATTCTACTTTTTTAGTCAAATATTGAGGTAAACCTCCTGTAGATAAATGTGGAGCTACATACAGTAGTTTTTTCATATAACTTAATTGATTTTAAATAATATAACATTTTATTTTTAATAATCCAAATTTTATTTTGTTTTTTTCGATGTATTATAAAAAGGTATTTTTTTAACTTCTTCAGGGGTTGCTATTCTTACATTATTTTGTAAATCTTCTAAACTTATTTTTACCATAGGAATATTACTATCCTTTATTTGTTTTTCTATATTTGGAGTTAATTTCGTAAACATATTATGATTCTTGGGTATATCCTGGGAATACATAATTTCCCCCACTTACATTTATTACTAACCACACATCTGGAGTACCTGTTACACGAAAATCTTGAATATTACCCCATATTCCATCTACACCACCAGGACCTTCTGGGAAGTAATTTGGTGGATTGTTTCCTGCGTTATCAACTCTTAAAGTTGATGTTCTTATTAAACCTGTACTTCTCAAGATGTTATTTGTGTTATCAGCTGTAACAAAATCTACTGATGATACTTGAGTTGTTGAATCAGTTTTAACTAAATAATTTGGGTGATTAGCAAAAGCACCACCACTAATACCACTTGTACCATTTATACTAGTACCTGAAGTACCTGGTTTTCCTGAAGTACCAGCAGTACCATTTTTTCCTGAAGTTCCAGCAGTACCATTAGCGCCTGAAGTACCTGGTTTTCCACTTGTACCTGAAGCACCTGCTTTACCTGAAGTACCTGAAGTACCGTTTTTACCTGAAGTACCTGCAACACCTGAAGTTCCTGATCCTCCATCTGTACCTGAGGTACCTGCTGAACCATTAGTACCACTTACACCTGAAGCACCTGAGGCACCATTAGATCCATTGTTACCGCTTGTACCATTAGCACCTGAAGTACCTGAAGCACCATTTTTTCCTGAAGTTCCAGCAGTACCATTAGCACCTGAAGTACCTGGTTTTCCACTTGTACCTGAAGCACCTGCTTTACCTGAGGTTCCACCAGTACCATTTTTACCTGAAGTACCTGAAACACCTGAAGTTCCTGATCCTCCATCTGTACCTGAGGTACCTGCTGAACCATTTGTTCCTGAAACTCCTGAAGCACCTGACTTACCTGAAGTACCAGCATCACCACCAGTACCATTTGAACCTGAAGTTGCACTAGCACCTGAAGTACCTGCTTTACCTGAAGTTCCATTAGCACCTGAAGTCCCTTTAGTACCTGAAGTTGCGCTTAAACCTGAAGTTCCATTAGCACCTGAAGTACCTGAAGCACCTCCAGAACCTACTGTACCTGTAGTTGCTGATTTTCCTGATGTTCCTGCCTTACCTGAAGTACCTGAAGCACCACTAGTTCCTTTTGAACCTGAAGTACCTGATAAACCACTTGTACCTGAACCTCCGTCTGTACCTGAGGTACCTGCTGAACCATTAGTACCACTTACACCTGAAGCACCTGAAGCTCCTGAAGAACCATTATCTCCTGAAGTACCGTTTGAGCCCGAGGTTGCGCTAGCACCTGAAGTACCTGCTCTACCAGAACTTCCATTATTACCTGTTGAACCATTTGTACCTGAAGTTGCACTAGCACCTGAAGTACCTGCTTTACCACTTGTACCTGAAGCACCACCTGAACCTACTGTTCCTGAAGTTGCTGATTTTCCTGATGTTCCTGCATTACCTGAAGTACCTGAAGCTCCTGAAGAACCTTTAGTACCTGAAGTACCAGATAAACCACTTGTACCACTTCCTCCATCTGTACCTGAGGTACCTGCTGAACCATTAGTTCCACTTACTCCTGAAGCACCTGATTTACCTGAAGAACCATTATCTCCTGTAGTACCATTTGAACCTGAGGTTGCGCTAGCACCTGATGTTCCAGCTTTACCTGATGTACCTGAAGCACCACCTGAACCTACTGTTCCTGAAGTTGCACTTTTTCCACTTGTACCTGCTTTACCAGAAGTTCCATTAGCACCTGTAGTACCATTTGTTCCTGAGGTTGCGCTAGCACCTGAAGTACCTGCTCTACCAGAACTTCCATTATTACCTGTTGAACCATTTGTTCCTGAAGTACCTGATAAACCACTTGTACCTGAACCTCCGTCTGTACCTGAGGTACCTGCTGAACCGTTAGTTCCACTTACTCCTGAAGCACCTGATTTACCTGAAGAACCATTATTTCCTGAAGTACCTGAAGTACCATCTTTACCACTTGTTCCTGCTGCTCCTGTTGTACCAGAAGTACCTGCTTTACCTGAAGTTCCTGATACTCCATTTTTACCTGAAGTACCTGTTGAACCGTTTGTACCACTTGTACCTGCTACCCCACTTGTGCCACTTCCTCCATCTACTCCTGATGTACCACTAGAACCACTAGTTCCACTTACACCTGAAGCACCTGATTTACCTGAAGAACCATTATCTCCTGAGGTACCATTTGAACCTGAAGTTGCGCTGGCACCTGAAGTACCTGCTTTACCACTTGTACCTGAAGCACCTCCTGAACCTACAGTTCCTGAGGTAGCACTTAAACCTGATGTACCTGCTTTACCACTTGTACCTGCTGCACCTCCTGAACCTACTGTTCCTGAAGTTGCACTTTTTCCACTTGTACCTGCTTTACCACTTGTACCTGAAGCTCCTGAAGAACCTTTGGTACCTGAAGTACCAGATAAACCACTTGTACCTGAACCTCCATCTGTACCTGAGGTACCTGATGAACCTGCAGTACCTGAAACTCCTGAAGCACCTGATTTACCTGAAGAACCTGCTGAACCTGTTGAACCACTTGTACCAGAAGTACCACTTACACCTGAAGTACCACTAGCACCTGTACCTGAAGTACCAGTACTACCTGCAGTACCTGAAGTACCTGAAATAGCACTTGTACCACTAGCACCATCTATACCACTTGTTCCTGCTGAACCTGTAGTTCCTGAAACACCACTTGCTCCACTTTTTCCTGACGTACCAGTATTACCTGAAGTACCTGCTGAACCTGTAGTTCCACTTGTACCTGATTTTCCTGAAGTACCTGCTACACCGTTTTTGCCATTTGTACCAGCTGAACCATTTGTGCCACTTGTACCCGCTACCCCACTTGTACCACTACCTCCATCTATACCTGAAGTTCCTGATGAACCTGCAGTACCTGAAACTCCTGAAGCACCTGATTTACCTGAAGTACCTGTTGAACCTGAAGTACCTGAAGTACCTGAAATACCTGAAGTACCACTTTTTCCTGAACCACTTGTACCTGTACTACCCGCAGTACCTGAAGTACCTGATTTACCTGAGGTACCTGATCCTCCATCTATACCTGAAGTTCCTGCTGAACCTGAAGTACCTGAGACACCGCTTGCTCCATTTTTTCCTGAAGTACCTGCTGAACCTGTAGTTCCTGAAGTACCTGATTTACCTGAAGTACCTATTACTCCACCTTTACCATTTGTACCATTTGAACCATTAGTTCCTGAAGTACCTGCTAAACCACTTGTACCTGAACCTCCATCTATACCACTTGTTCCTGAAGAACCAGAAGTTCCACTTACACCTGAAGCACCATTTTTACCTGAAGTACCTGTTGAACCTGAAGTTCCTGAAGTACCACTTACACCAGAAGTACCACTTTTTCCTGAACCACTTGTACCAGTACTACCTGCAGTACCTGAAGTACCTGATTTACCTGAGGTACCTGACCCACCATCTATTCCACTTGTTCCTGCTGAACCTGAAGTTCCTGAAACTCCACTTGCTCCATTTTTTCCTGAAGTACCTGCTGAACCTGTAGTTCCACTTGTACCTGATTTTCCTGAAGTTCCTATTACTCCAGCTTTACCATTTGTACCTGATGAACCCGTAGTTCCTGAAGTTCCACTAACACCTGAAGTTCCTGATCCTCCATCTATACCTGAAGTTCCTGATGAACCTGAAGTACCACTAACACCTGAGGCACCACTTTTACCTGATGTACCTGTTGAACCACTTGTACCTGAAGTACCTGATTGTCCTGATGTACCACTTTTTCCGGTACCACTTGTACCTGTACTACCCGCAGTACCTGAAGTACCTGAGATAGCACTTGTACCACTACCTCCATCTATACCTGAGGTACCTGATGAACCTGCAGTGCCACTAACACCTGAGGCACCACTTTTACCTGAAGTACCTGAAGAACCAGATGAACCTGATTTACCTGAAGTACCAACTTTTCCTGATGTACCTGAAGTGCCACTAGTTCCACTAGTACCACTACCTCCATCTATACCTGAAGTTCCTGCTGAACCTGAAGTTCCTGAAACTCCACTTGCTCCATTCTTTCCTGAAGTACCACTTGAACCTGTAGTTCCTGAAGTACCTGATTTACCTGAAGTTCCTATTACTCCATCTTTACCTGAGGTACCTGATGTACCTGATGTACCACTTGTACCTGAACCTCCGTCTGTACCTGAGGTACCTGATGAACCTGCAGTACCTGAAACACCACTTGCTCCCCCTTTTCCTGAAGTACCTGTTGAACCTGAAGTTCCTGAAGTACCTGAAATTGCACTAGTACCATTAGCTCCAGTACCGCTTGTACCAGTTGAACCACTAGTACCTGAAGTACCTGCTATACCATTTGTACCACTTCCTCCATCTATACCTGAAGTTCCTGCTGAACCTGAAGTTCCTGAAACACCACTTGCTCCTTGTGCTCCTGAAGTACCTGATGAACCTGAAGTTCCTGAAGTACCTCCTACACCATTTTTACCTGAAGTACCAGATGAACCACTTGTACCTGATGAACCATTAACACCTGAGGTACCTGCAACTCCTGTACCACTAGTACCTGTTGAACCACTTGTACCTGAAGTACCACCTTGACCTGAAGTACCAGAAAAACCTAAAGTACCTGAAGTACCACTTGTACCTGAAGTACCTGCTGTACCTGATGTACCAGAAGTACCTGATTTACCTGAAGTACCACTATCACTTCTACCACTCGAACCTACAGAACCACTCGAACCACTTGTTCCAGCTCTACCTGAAGTACCTCCAGAACCTCCATCACCAGAAGAACCTACAGTACCACTAGTACCTGAAGTACCTGCTGTACCATTTTGTCCTGATTGACCATTTGAGCCAAAAGTACCATTTGTACCTGATTTTCCTGAAGTACCAGATGAACCTGTAAATCCTGAGGTACCATTTATTCCTGATGATCCACTTTCTCCTGAAGTACCTGAAATTCCTGAAGTACCACTAATACCTGAAGAACCTATTTCTCCAGATGTACCTGAAGTACCAGAGGCACCTGATGTACCACTTGTACCTGATGAACCTGCAGTACCTGATGTACCACTTGTACCTGAAATCCCACCAGCTCCTGGTAGTGTTCTATATTGAATTTTTTTAGTTGTTGTATCGTAAGTGGCTACTGTAAATAAATCTGCTCTTTCAGTAAGTGTATCAATAGTTAAAGGATCAGTTCCATTTATATCAATAGATCCTGTTAATTTTAAAGCATTACTATTATAATCAAAAGTAAAATTATTTGAACCACTTAATTCAGTATTACCTAAAATATCTTTAGCAAATTGAACCTCTGTATCTGAACCACCAGCACTATCACCTTCTGGGATGTTAATTGTAACTCCACCATTTGGTAAAGGAGTTACATCTACACCTCCACCTATAAAAAATAAAGATTGTGCATAATTAACTTGAGAACCAGTGTAGTATACTTGAACACCACCAATTCCAGGCATAGTACTTAAATCTATACTTTGGGATAAAGGAGGTGTACTTCCTGTAAAGAAAAAATTAATTACATTCCCCGCCAGTGAACTAGAATAATAAAGGGATGAAAAATTCCCATCTACTTCACTAAATGTTAACTCGGAGCCCTTATTTTGTCTTAATATAATACTCATTCTTCGTTAAAGTTTGCAGGGTTTGTATCATTTTTTATCTCTGTTGGGTCTGGTTGTTTATAATTATTTATTTTATTTATGTCTGTCATAGAAGTTTCCATATCAAATATAATTCTCGACTTATCACTATATTTTTTAATAGCAGTCATATCTTTTTGTATTGTATCTGGTACTACATATCCATATAATTTTAAACTAAAATTAGATTTTACTAATCTTTCCCCACCAGTTGTAATTTCAAGTGGTGTAGCAAAATTATCTACTCTTGCTATAAACTGGAACTGTTCTGGATTTCCCCAATATGCATCTGAAGCATAATTGATGGCTTCAATTAATTTATTTAATTGTTCAATATAGTACGTAGATATAATGAAGTCGTACGTTATATTTACATAATCAGGCATAACAACAGCATAACGCGTTTTAGTTGGTATAACATTATTTAACATGTTAAAATTGCTGTAGGTGTTTGCTGGGTTATAGTTTTTAGTAAAAAGTTGGACATTATGTGGGTTGTTAGAATCTAATTTATTAGATAAACTTCTAACTTTTTCTATATTATTACGTTTAAAAGTAATAAGAGGCATCATTATTTTACCTTTTTGGTCTCTATAATATCCGTCTTTTTGTACTTGTTTCCATCTTTCAGGATTACCATAAATAACAGGTACTTTCTGTACTACACCATTTTGTATTACAGTAGGTTTAATTACATTTTCAAAATAGTAAAATATAGCTTCATCAATTTCTTTAAATCCTAAAGTAAAAGGTTTAGTAGTATCATTTCTAAAAGAAGTTTGTTCACCTCTATTAAAAGTAGATGGTGGGTTTGGATTACCAATTTCAGAAAATCCCATAGCACCTGCTGGGGGTGTATAAGGCTCAATTTGAGAATTCATTATTTCTCTTTGAGTTTTTGGTACTGGTATTTTTCCTTTTTCTGCCATTTTATACAAATCTTTCTCTTGTAATTCCTACTTTATCTCCTGGTACATAATGAGTTTCACATATTACTGAAACGTTATATCCAAATTTATCTAAATCAGGATTCCAGTTTCCTGGTTGGTTTGGATAATCAGGATTTTTACCCATATAATATTGGTTAGCTATAACATTATCTACTTCATAGTATCCTTCATTATATAATATAATATCTCCAACTTCGGGAACCAACTCTGCTCCATAATTATGATCAGTAGGAGAAAAATTTTCATTAAAATCTTCTGCTGCTGATAATAAATCATCCCTTAAAAATTTAAAAGTAGCACCCCAACTAAAATCTGTACCTAAATCAGTTTCGGGGTACTCTTGATCTCTTCTTTCTATTAAACAGTTTAATAAAACAGGACCCATATAATATTTTTCTTCTGCAGCTTCACCATAAAGGTTAACTTTAGTTTCTTCTATTTTATACTTATAAAAGGCACACTGTTGGGTGATTATATCACCCATCAGTTCTCTATTTAAATGTCTAAATAGACTTATATCTCTTGCACCTCCAAATAATGCCATATCTTATCCTATATAAATTGGAAAGGGAACATTGCTTAATTCTTTCTGAATGAAATCACTTTCAGCCGCTCTTCTTTCTAATAATTTTTCTCTTGACGTTTCTCCTAAATAAGCTCTTAATCTATCAATTAATCTTTCCTTTTCACTTGTTGCTGCAGTTATTAAGTCAGATTGGTTTAATTTTACAGTATCATTAGGTATTGGGACTGTATCATATTTACCTCTAACATACCCTAACATTTCTTTACATATTGCTAAAGCATATTCAAATATCCAACTTCTACCTACGGAATTAATTTTATCGTAATTAGGGTTTTTATAAGGTACATCATAAATATTAGCAATAGCACTAGTTTCTCCTATTATAAAAGAAGCATCTGAGCGTTCTGAACCTAAAATATATTCAAAATACATTTTATCTACAGTGCCATCTGGGATTGGGAATATTCTTAAATGGTTGTTATGCATCTCAAATGAGTAATTTGATCTTCTTATAGTATCACTCATTTCTATTTGTTGGATAACTTGTAAATCATAATTTAAAGGCATTAACACAAAATTAATTGCAGGGGAATAATTACCCCAACCAAATGTATCCATCATATTCATTACACCTTCTCCTGTACCTACATAGGGATCAAAAAATTTAACAATTGCAGGAGGAGATTCATAAAACACTCTCATGATTTCTATATCGTGTTTTTTATAATGAGGAATATTTTCTTCTGCCCAATCTTCTAAATTATAATCTTGAACTGATGCTGTTAAATTAACATATCCTTTATGCCAATCTACATTTCCTCCAGTTCCAGCTTCAACACCATATTGTTCTGCCATTTGAATGATACGACCTAAATTAGGAACTACTATAGTTTCTTCCATATCTAATTTAGCAGCATTTGCACCTTCTAAAGTTAAATAATTATCTCTAACTTTATAGGCATATAATTCATTAGCATACACAGTTATAGCATCTTCTAATGCTGTGTAAAAGTTAAATTTTTGCAATTCAATATCAACTAGTGGGTAACCTAATCTTTGAGCAGCAAATTTTGCAAATTTATCTGCATCTTTCTGAAATTCAGGATCATTATCATAAAACCCAAAAGGTGTATCTCCTGGTTGAAATGAACTAGATCCGGGCCATATTGGTATATTTGCCATATTTTTTTCTTTTATGCGTTATCTGTGTTAACTACCACATACTCTACATCTAAACTAGAGCTTAATGAATATAAAACTATATTAGTTATATCATCAGGAAATGTCCCATTAAAATTACTTCCAGTTACACTAGGGCTTGAAAACATAAGGGAAGATTCTGGAAGGCATTCCATACTCCAATTATCACTATTAGATGAAGTGAATGAAACTGCTAATGAAGATGATGTATCTAAATTAGAGATTCTAACATATTTCATACTACTAGATGGAAAAGTACCTGCACCAGGATCTACACCATTAACATTAATTAAATCGATAGAAGTAGTTGGGGGTAGTGTAACAATTCTTCTATCCACATTAGTTATATCTTTTAAAGTAAAAAAAGTTTCATTTAAAGTTTTTATACCTTTAACTATATGTTCTTCCTTAATTTTTATGTGGAAGGTTGTAGGTGTTAGTGTTGATGCCATGCTGTTTTTGTTATAAATATTATAAAATTGTTTTCCATTTTAAAAGCCAATAAAAACATTAAGTTTTTACTTTTTTGAACGACCTGAAGTTCCAGAAGAACCTAATTTTATTCCTTGCTCACTTGCATCTTCATAAAGACTAATTAAATCATCTACAATAGGATCTCTATGATTTTGAATCAAAGTAATAGAACACATATTTTTAATTTTTCTAGCTGATTTGTATAAAAATCTAAATCCAGATTCTCGTTTTGATTTTAAATCAACTTGATGATCATCACCACATACAATCATTTTACTTCTTAAACCAATTCTTGTAGCAATCATTTCCATTTGTTCATGAGTAACATTTTGTGCTTCATCCACAATTATACATGAATCTAAAAATGTTCTACCTCTCATAAATGCTAAAGGAACAATTTCTATTTTACCATCTTCAATAAGTTTTTCTACCTTTTCTTTATTATGAAGGGCATACATGTTTTGGTAAATAGGTTGAATCCAAGGATCCATTTTTTCTCTTAAATCTCCAGGTAAAAATCCAATTTCTTCTTTTGAAACTGTAGGTCTAGTTATAATAATTTTTTCGTAATGTCTTCTTAATACCCCATCTAAAGCTATTTGACAAGCTAATAAAGTTTTACCTGAACCTGCTCTACCTGCTAAAATAGTTAAAGTATGATTTAGTATTTCTTCTTTTGCTTTCTTTTGTTCTTCGTTTAATTGAATTTTAAATTTAATAGGGTTTTTGATTACTCTTTTTTTTCTGAAGACTTCATCTTCATGATGATTTGAGGTCATACTTTTCATATTTTATTTATAATAACTTTTTATCAATTATACATATTGAAAAAAAAAGACCCGCTTGCGCGGGTCTTCTTAAATTAATAATCTAGGTTAGATTAGATAGAGTTTAAACCACTAACTTGGATCTTACCATAGAATTCTGGACGAACCACTTTCTTAGCGTATCTAGTCAATAGACCTTTACGTGGTGTGAAAGTATCTGGATCGTAAACCATTGGAGTCATGATTAATGGAATGTATGGAGCGAATACCGCACCTGCTTCCAAGAATTGACCACCTCTGAATCCCATTAAAATGGTATTTTCAGTCATGTATGGGTTTTTGTAAACTGTGTATCTGTTATTGATAGCACCTGCTTTCTGAACACCAAACGCATAAGTAGCTTTACTTACATCACCGTCAGAGTTACTAGCGTATCCTGGGATTGATTCCAAAATAGTAGCTACTGATGGAGAACATACTAAGAAATTAGCACCACCTCTAAGAGTTTTCTGGTGAATAATGTTGCTTAGTTTTTGCATTTTAGTTCCTAAAGTTTGGAACCACTGACCTTGTGTGTTGTAGAAACCAGCAGTGTTGTCGAATGCAGTTCCAGCAGCATTAATAGTGTTGTTATTAATAGCTGACCAGAACTCAGTTCCAGCACCTGCAGACTCAATCAACATATCAAGAATTTCAAGATCAATCTCTAAAGAGATATACTCACTCATGATTGAAGTTAATTCAGCTTCAGCATCTAGAGAATGGTAAGCGTTCAAATCTTGAGCGAACTCAGGAGTCCAAACAGCTTTCAGTTTTCTAGTTTTAGCTACGATAGCTTCACTTCTCATCTGAACATTGATTTCAGGAATTGTGATTGGGTTGTTGTTACCATTCAAGTTGTTATTTCCTTCTTCGAAATCACCTCTATCAGCGTCAGTAGGTTGAAGTACATATTCAACTGTTACAGAACCACCATCACCAGTTGGAGCTAATGATCCAGTAGAGAGGAATGAAATTGTAGCACCACCTGCGTATTGTGTGAAAGCTGATGTTTGAATACCATCTGCACCTGCTACGAATGATCCAGTATGTACTTGGAATGCTCTAACTGCTTTAGTATCTAAATTACCTAAAGATGAAGTAGGAACAGTAAATTTAACGTATTCTGCAAAAGAAGCAGAGTAAGTAGAATCGAAATTGAAATCTGCCCACGTAGCAACTCCTAATGCTGTTGATGCTGTAGTAGCTACAGCTAAAGATGAAGTATCGTTGATAGAATAACTAAATCTACCAGCACCATAAAGACCACCTGTAGCACCGTTTCCGAAAGGAGCGTTACCATCTTGATCACCGTACATTGAATCACCTACAGCGAATGGAGATTTTGCAGTTCCATATTGGAAATCTAGATAAAATACTAGACCTGATGGTAAGTTCATTGGTTGAACCGAAACGAATTCTTTCGCTGCGATTTGTCCAAATACTTTTCTTACCAATGGAAGAGCTACTCCAGCCCATTGAGCACCTGTACCTGGAGAAAAGCTACCAGCACCAGCACCACCACCTGTGTTTGATTCCTCAGTTACTAATTGCTTAGCCTGATTTTCTAGGATCATAGACATATTGTTTTTGTCAGTTTCGCCTTCGATACCTTCTAACAATCCTGTCTTTCCCCATTTGTTGGCTAATCTTGCAGCATCGCTTTGCAATGACTTGTAAGGATTAGCACTTTCTAAAAGAGAATTTAATTGACTCATTTTTTTTTGTGTTTTTTAGTTGTTGTTGTTTTTAAAAATTAAATAATACCTGCTAATTTTTTAAATCTATTAACCATTTCATCTGATTCAACAATTGGCTTTTTCTTAGCTACTTTTGGAGTAATACTAGTTTTAGAAGCTCTTCCGATTACACTTTCGTTTACTGATTTCTTTTTAGAAACGATGTTCTCAGAAATAGTAGAATATACTATTTTTGCTTCCTTAACTGTAGTTGCTTTATCAAATGCACCTAATACTTTAGCTTTTTGTGATTCAGTCAAGTTTTTAGATTTGAAGATTTTGTTAGCGTAGAGAAGTTTAGCATTCAATAAGTTGATTTCATTGAGTTCTGATCTTAATGTTGCAATAACATTCATTGCTTCATCTAAATCTTTTTTCATTTCATACATCTCATCATCACCTTCATCTACTTCTTCTTTTGCTTCAGAAACGTCAACGGAAACTTCTTCGTCATCTTGGACTTCGATTTCTCCTTCATCGCTTACTTCCACATCAACGTCATCTTCGAATGATTCACCAGCTTCTAATTCGCCTGCGTTAACCATATCTTCGATTACGTCTTCAATAAATGCTTTAAGGTCGTCTTCTGACATATCTTCAAGGTCGATGTCTTCATCATCCTTGTCTTCCATGTCTTCTTTCTCGTCTTTCATACCATCTAAGTAGCCTTCTTCTTCAGCATCAGTACGTTCGTCCTCTTTCAAGTCCTCTTTTTCGTCCTTCATACCATCCAAATAGCCTTCTTCTTCAGCATCTGTACGAGCGTCTTCCTTAAGATCTTCATCTTTTTCTAACTCTGCCAAAATTTCGTCTAAGTCCATATCATCATCTTCTTTGATTTCACGATCTTTTTCAGTTGCTTTCATAGCACCTGCTTCAGGTTTTCCACCTTCATCTTCACCGTGTCTCATATCAGGATCTGACATTTTCTCTTCCATTTTTTCAGCATCGTCTTTACCTTCATCTACCTCGTCGTAGCCTTCATCTACATCTTCTTTATCCATTTCCTCTATTTTACTAGCGAACATAGATTGAAGTTGTGGAGTAAACGCTTCTTCAAGAGCGACTTTGGCATTTGCTATAGCTGATTCTTTTACAGCTTTAGCATCGGCAATAGCCTCTTGTAAAAATTGTCTGTTCATTTTCCTAAAATTTGTTTTGGGAACTACGTTTATTCAAGAAACGTAATGGGGGTTTTTATTTGATTAATGTCATATCAGAAATGACATATTATGTTGATACGTATGTAAAAATATCTTAAAGTCGCAATTGAAAAAGAAAGCCCGCTTTCGCGGGCTTAACCAAAGGAATAAAATCCTAAGGGGGGGAGGGTTATATAATCGGACATTGTCCGTTGGAGCAAAGTATTTCGGATATAATAGAATTAACTTTTTTATAATCTGTTTGTTTAGAAAAATCTAAACCTTCATTTACTAAATGCATAAAAGAATCTGGGTTAGATGGTGTTGATACGAAATCCCAACATAGTAATTCAAAGTCATCTTGTACTTCCATTACTTCACCCATTTGTTTTAGTGAACCCATACCACGAGATGAAACACCTACTGTAATACCATTATCAATAAGTGCTTTTAAAATATTACCTGAAGGGGTAGGTAAAATTTCTATCTTACCCATTACATTATCTCCATCCCACCACATATCTGATATATTATGTGATACATTTTTTAAGTTAATTACTGAAGATTCTGGATGGTCTAATTCACCCATTGCTCTATGCTCTTTAACAAGAGGCATATATTTGTCAATTTCTCTTTCCCATAAATCCTTAGAATAGTATCTACCATTGCCATTTTTTACTTCGGCAGTAGCTAATATACCTTCTACTAAAGGTAAACCTCTTTTAGAGACTTTATTCTCAGTAAGAGATATTGGATTTACCTTAAATAAATGGGTTTCTGTTAATAAAACTGACATATTAATCTTCGTTTTGAGTTTCGTCTACTACTTCTTTTCTAGAATATGATTTACCACACATTTTTTCATACAATTTTTCCATTCCAGCTTTTTTCTTTTCTAAAAGCTTAATTTCTTTTTGCATTTCTTTCATTTTCTTTTTATCTACTAATTCAGATAAACTTTCATCTTCTGATACCATAGATAATCTTTCATTTTTACTTGAAATTATTTCTTCAAGGGCTTCAATTTGCATTTCTAAAGTTGCAATTTTACCATTTCTTTCAATTTCAGATAATTTAGAATCAGTGGTTTCTTTTTTAACTTTTTTCTTTTTTGGTTTTGGAGCTGGTTTTTCTCCTAATGGTAAATTTTCGTATAGACCTAATAATGAAATTGGTCCTTTATTTTCTTTAATTTCTAAATAACCAGTACCAACTTCTCCTTCAGGGTAATCTTTTTTAGTAGCTTCACCATATCCACCACCAACACCTGGGTCTTTAACCATTTTACCTTTACCTAAACCTGGTAGCTCTTCTTTATATCCAATTCCTTCAACACCAAATTGAGCATCTTCAACATAAAATAAAGGATTTTTTTCTAAATTCTTTTTTACTATGTCTTTTAATTCTTGTTCTGTTTTATCTGCATTTTTAGGATTTTTCATTTCTGTATAATAACCACGAAGATATTCTTCAAAATTCATGTTATTAACATCATTTTCATCCTTATAATCATATCCAGCAGTTTCTAAATCAACAACAGCTTTGGTAGGTTTTTTTTCTACTGCCTTTGCTTCCTCAGCTACTAAATTCATATTTTCATCAAAGATAGCAAACCAATCTGGTTTGTTATTTTTTGCAGAATTGCCCATGCCTAATGAAATACCTTCTGTAATTATATGTCCATGTTTTAAACTAGCTACAGTTTCAGATAATGTAGCAGCATTGCGAACTATATTAGGAAACTGACTTTTAGCAGCTTTCATAAATACTTCTTTATTTCCTTTTCCTTCGGAAATTAAATTGTACTGTTCTTGTAATGTTTTTTGTTTCATTTTATTTTCCTTTTAATAAGTCTTTTATGTCTTTAATATAATCTAAAACTAAATCTGTTGGTTTAACTACAGCATATGATGATTCGTTATCATTATAATATTCTACAGTTTCATTTTTAGCATTGCTCAACATTTTATAAATATTGTTAAGTTCTTGTTCTATTTGATCAAATGCAGCTATTCTTTTTTTTTGGAATTCACTTGCACTTTCAGCTTCAAACAATTGCTTAACTTCTAATCCAGAACCTTTCTGGACGTAATTTCCATTTTTATCTTTAGGTACTAATTTATACTTAAATTGTTTAACATAAGCATTATCTTTAACCCCATCTTCAGATGCTTTAGGACCTGGTCCTAAATTAGCACCAATTCCTTCTTTAACATCTGTATAGCCTAATTCTTTATAAGCTTTATCATTTGCTTTTTGACCTTTTCTTCTAAAAGCATAAGGTGTAGCATATTGCATTCCTGTTCCACCTGTAAATGAAGCAGCTCCTGCTCCACCACCTGTAGTAGTCATCTCTTCTAATTGTCTTTTAATTTCAGAGTACTGATCAGGATAATTTTTTCTTAAATGTGTTCTGTATTTATTAAATACATCTTTTAGCTCACGAGCTACATTTTGAATATTTTGATCTTTTTCAGCTTCATCAGTAGTCATTAATATTTTTAATGCTCTAACGGCATCAGACATTTTTTCTAAAGAATCCCCAAATGAAGCTAATTTAATAATTGCGTGTCTTACAGCCCCTGTTTCTTTATCTACCTCATCTGTTTTAAAATAAGTATCTAAATCAGCAGAGAAAAAATCACGTTCCATATCCACAGGGCCATAAGCCGCTTCTAACCTTTTAATTAAAGAAGGTTCTACATCCTTAGGTTTTAATATATTTGAAGTATCGATATCAGCCATGTGTTACAGTAAGTTCTTCTAAAAGATTATGGTATTGGAGTAAATCAACTAAATGATTACTATTTACTTTACATCTTTTATCTAATTCAACAATTAATTTAGAAACTTCTTGCAACTTAATCTTAATTGCTTCATCTTTAGTTTTAGCAATTTCTTCTGTTAATTTAGTTTGAATATATTTAACTTCAGAGTTATAAAATTCTTTCAAACGTGGTGTTGAATCTACGGATTCAATAAATTCTTTAAGAATATGTTTTTGTCTATTATTTAAATCAACATATTTGTCATTAAAATTTTCTAACATAATTTTATATGTTAGTGTTCTAAGATCTTTATCATATGATTTAAATTCTTCAATAACATTTTCTTTTACTTCATTTCTTTCAACAGGGGATGCTGTTAAATGTTCTAATAAAGTTACTTTATTATCAATAATTTGGTTAGGATCTGTACCTGTTTCTTTGTTATATGATTCAAATAAAACATATAAAGCAGCTTGGGCTTTATAATCATGAAGTTTAGTTTGGAATAAATCTTCTACATTATAGTGTTCTTTAAGCTCTTTAATTAAATTATATTTTTCTTTTCTTAACCTAGTACGATTAAGTTTTTTAGAAGATTCAACTACAGTATTTAAAATAACATTAGCTTTTGATTCACCAATATTTTTTGATTTAAATACAGTTTCATATAATTTATATTCTTTACCTAGTTCAGAATTAACAAAATATTTTTTTAATATTTTAATTGCTGGGGAAGTTGCTCCAGATAAAGTATCTGCTGTTATTCGTTTTACTAATACCTCAAAGAGGATACCAGTATTTTTGAATTTGGAATGTTTTATATACATCAATACTTATTTTTTTATAAATATACTAAAATTATTGCTCTTTGATATTTGATTCATCCAAAAGTGAATCTCCTTTTTTATCCTCCTCAAATACTAACTGTTTTTTAGTTGAAGAAGGTATAGAAATATTTTTTAACATTGATTGATGTTTTAGAAAATGAGTATTTTCTTTTAACTTACCATTGTCATTATAATCTTTTTTCATTCCTTCTCTACCTAATCTATCTTTACCAAAGTTATCATCTTGGGTATTTCTATTAGATACTTTTTCTTCAGGTCTGCCTAAAGGTTCATTATCTTTATCATATCCTTTTGGGACATTATTTGGGTCTGAGTCCATTCTACCTTTACCATACAACGAAGCTAAATCGTGTGGTGTACCATATGATTGACCAGTTTCAACTGGGTCGTTACCTTCTGCTTCTATTTGAGATATTCTAAATTTACGTTTAGCATCTTCTCTAATTAAATCTCTATAATCATCATATTGATCTTCACTTAAGTGGAATAGGTGATCATAAATGAAATCAGTTGGGAATAAATTAGTTTCAGTCATTTGAGCAGCTAAATCCATTTTTTCTTTCATCAATGCTACTCTCTCTTGATCATAAATGATTGAAGGGTTAGTTAATGATAACTCAAAATTAGCTAATTGTTCATCTCTATAACCTTGAGTGTATAAATGTACTAATGCAATTTTATATAATTCAGAAGTTATAATACGTTGAATACGTTCAATCGTACGAGCAAAACGAATATCTTGAGCAGCTAGTGTTGCTTTACCATCTGTATTTTCATCATAACCCATAAATGCTTTGGGCACTTTAAGGGCAGCAAATAATTTATCTCTTAAATATTCAACATCCTGGATACCATCCCACTGTAAACCATTTGCACTTTCAATTTTAGTACTTGCATCATTACCTCTAACTGGGATGTAATAATCCTCAAGTAAGTTTTGCATGTTATATTTTAAATTATATTCACCTGTATCTTGATTAATATAAGGAGTACGCTTAAGTTTACTTAATGTTTTTTCCATAAACGCATCTACTTCATTTGGAGGAATAGATCCAACATTCATATAGAAAATACGTTTTTCAGGGGCACGGACAATTCTATGAATTAACATAGCATCTTCCATTAATGTGTATTGTTTAAATAATTTTCTTGCTGGCTCAATATATGATCTACCATAAGGTAAGAAATTCATATCTGTTAATAAACGGAAATGAGCCATTTCATAGTTATCAAATATAACACTTCTACCATTATCTTGGTTAGGTACATTATAATACCCATAATCTGAAGCATCTACACCTTCAGGATCAAATTGATATTTAACTTCTGTTGGATTATCCTTATCTCCTTCTAATCTTTGAATATGGAATGCTGTATAAGGGATAACATTATATACTCCAAATTTTTCAGCAATTTCTAATTTAAGGAAGAAATCACCATATTTACACATATTTCTAATCCAAGGCCATAAATTAAATTCTATATTTAAAACATCATAAAATAAATTATATAGAATTTTTTGAATATCTTCATCTGGGGATTTGATTGCTAATACTTCACCCATATCATTTTTAAGGGTAGATTCATCAGCTACAATATCTAACGCAGAAGCAATAATAGCATCTGTATCCATAGCATCATAATCAGAATACAGTGAAGGTCTTAAATATTGATAATTAAAATTAGCTTGTTGCCCATATAATGAAGTACTAGAATTTGAATAAATTCTATTAAACCTATCTACTAAGGCATTAGTTTCATACTCACCGCTTTGTTGTATCTGATTAACATCAAATACTTTAAGTTGATTGCCTCCTGTGTTACGAATAACTACATCTGTAGAGAATAATCTTTGCAATCTTGAAAATAAACCTTTATCTGCCATTTCTTAATTTTATTATAAATATATTATAAAAGCCACTTAATGCTCTCATTTTTTCCACCAACTTCCATATCATATGGATTTTTAACACCATTTGCGGTATAACCACCACTATATGATGTTTTGCTGGATTTAACTGAACCTAATGTTGCTCTCGCCATGTCTAAACTTTGTTGTTGAAATTTCAACGATGTATCTCGTAGGAACATACCAATCCCAAATGACATAACCAAGTCATCATTGTATCCTCCTTGAGCTTCTGGTCTACCATTACGCCAAATAAATACTTTCATTTCTTCCAATAAACGTTTTGAACGAATAGTTACTGATCTGTCACCAATAAATTCTCTCATTTTATTAATACAAAGTGGTCTTGTTCTCATTGACATAGTAAAACCAGGTACCATTTCAGAATTACCTTCAAATACCCTTAAATATGATTCTGCTGTACGTTGATCTGATTTTGGTGATTGGTATAAATTTCTATATCCTCTTTCAATAATTGCATCTAATGTAGCCCAACCAATATTAGCATTTTCTACTACTAACATTGCATTATTATATTCTGTAGCTAATCCTGTAAGGAAATAACCAAATTCTTTAGGTGGCATTTGTCCTTTATATTCTGCTACTTGAGTATTGGTTGCAACATCAATTACATGACATGCTGAAAAATCTTTACCATCACCTCTTGCAACATCAGCTGTAATCATATATTCTCTAGAATAATCAGCTGGTTCCCAAATCCATAAATTTTGATCAACACCTCTACGTTCTACAGGGTCTTGAATAGTAGTTTGAGAAATAAAATCAATCCATTCTGAATGAAATACTGTATCACCTGAAGTGCTAAAATCACAATCACATTCTTGTGCTGCCATTCTAGGATCACCTAATAATTCATCTTGTCTTTTTCTCCATTCTTCATCTCGTTCAGGGTGGACATACCAAGGTAATTTAATAGGTAAAAAATCATTTTCATTATTTTCGGCAGAAACCCATGTTTTATGGAACCAATTACCTGTACCATAAGGGGTTGATAATACAATAGCACCACCACCAGTTGCTAATGTTTGTTGAGCCGAAGCCCAAATCTCACCAATTTGATCAATAAATGCTGCCTCATCAATTAATAGTAATGAAACGGCTTCTGATCTACCAGCATCACTACTTGCAGATGTTGCTTTAATTTGTGAACCATTATTTAATCGAAGGGATAATTTGTTATTTTCATCAGCTGGTATTTTAAGCCATGAAGGTAAGTTATCATACATAAACTTAACTTTCGTAACCATATTACGAGCTGTTTCTTGCTTTGTTGCAATACAAAGTACATTTTTGTCTTTATGGAAAGTCATTAACCATAAAGAATAACCTGCAGATAGAGTAGATATACCTAACTGTCTAGATTTTAGAATAATTGAGTAAGGATTATCTCTTAATAAACGTAATGTTTTTTCTTGGAAAGGGTATAAATTAAAAATAACACGTCCACGTTGTGGGTGTTGTATATGACAATACTTTTTCATAAAATGCGCAGGGTCTTGAGCACACTTTAAGTATTCTTGTCTTATTATTTTTTTTAAATCACTCATTTTCCAAGTTTCCAGTACATGCTAAAACCTAGTACAGGTTGGAAATCTTGGTTTAACCCTACCCCAGCACCATATACTTGTTTATTCTTTGTTTTATATAACAATTCTCCCCCTAAATAATTTATTTGATTAGTTCTACCTTTTAAACCAAACCCAACATAAAATTCTCTATTATTAATAAAAACAGTATTAGTAACTGTAGTTGTTGGTATCAATACATTAGGTTGAATTTCTCTAAATAATATAGAATTTCTACTTATAGTATCATTTATAACAATATTCCCTAATGAATCTAAACTTAAGGTATCTGTATAAAAGTATTTAGCATAATAATCTTTTAATATACCTAATGTATCAATATCAGTAGGGATAGTATCGTGTATGGTTTCTATTTTAGTTCTCCACTTAGGAACATACACTAAACTATCAATTTTTAACGTATCCCACTTAGTTACAGTTTCTGTAATAATTGTAGGATCTGTTACTACATTATTATTTTTCTCCCCACTACAAGCCCTCATAAGAAGGATAATCGCAACTAGCACTACTATAAGTAGTGTTTTAATATCTTTAAAGAAGTCCTTCAAGCTCTTTTTTAATTTTTGTTAGTTCTTTTAATCGAGCTAACATTTTTGATTTTTCTGGTTCTTCAGCATCTTTATATTTTCTAACCAATTTTTTCATTTGATTAGTAGTTTCACCTAATTTACTAGCAATTTTAGAAACAGAGTCTCCTTTTTTAGCAGCTTTACTTGCTTGCTTATCCATATCATCTTCTTCCTCTTCTCTAATACTAAGACTATCTAAAGCATCCATTGTACCTTCGAAACCAGGAATATCAGCAGGTTTATCAAATTCTCTTTGTTTTAATGCTGCTTGAATTGCAAACACAGCATCTTGTTCGCTATAACCATATCGTTTAGCCATTGCTTTAATAAAGCGATCTAATGCTTTTATTACCTCAGGATTTAAAGATTCTGATAAAGAATCACCTAAATCATCTCTATGACCTTTAGTTGCTTCTAATTCTTTATTTAAATCAGCTTGGGCATCAATATCTTCTTGATCTGCCTCTGCTAAAATTTCAAAAATTTCTTCTTGTATTGATTTTTTTAATTCTGATTTCTTCATTATTAGTAGATTTTTGTTATAAATATCACAAAGAAATTGCTTGTTTAAGTAATTTTATACGTTCTTCTGTACTACCTGATAGAGTATGTAAATTTTTAATTCTGTGATTATATTTAGTTAATAAAGTATTAATTGATCTATCAATTGCAACTCTATAATTAGTATCTGTTTCACGAATACCATTATCTTCAATTTCTACACCTTCAGGTGACACATAAAATATATAATCATATTCTCTAACTAATTGAGCAGCCAATGTTTCAAAATCTTCTTTTTCATATATATCCATTGAAGCAGAACAATTAGCAAATGCCATGACATCAATTACAGTTCTATCTGTAATAATATTTTCTAACATTAATTCACTTGATCTCTCAGCTAAAAATACACATTGACCCTTTAATGTAGAATCAGTATTCAATGGAATACCTTGTGCCATTAATTCCTTAGAACGCTCAGTTCTAGTAATATAATCTTTAAATTCCGGTAACTCTTTAAGAGCATTAACTAATGTAGTTTTACCCACACTCATTGTACCACATAAACCTATCTTCATAACTTATAATTTAATTAGAAAATCTTTCATTTCCAAGCATATATTTGAGAACTGGTTCAGGAATGCCTGAATTAGTAAATTGGTCAAGTTTTGCTAATGCTTGGGTTACATCTTGGGCTATAATAGGAATGTTTTTAACATCATCTTTATCAAGATATGTACATTCATAAATTAAATTACCTTTAACTTTAGAAGTACCTATTAATTTAATTTCTAATACAGCAATACCTCTTCCCATATTTTGAAGAGATTTGATTAGATCTTTTTTTTCTTTTTTATACTTTTTTTTAATCATAACTAAAATGGTAAATTACTATAATTATCTTCTTGTGATGAACCTGGTAGTACTCTATAACTATCACTATCAAAGTGTTGTGTTGATACTTCAAATATAGTAGCTCCTTCTTCAAGTGCTAACATTTGATGAGGTTGACCAGGCATTAAATGAATACAATCACCTTCTTTAACTATTTTAGATCTTAGCTCTGCTGTTTCGGTATCAATAAATTTATATTCAAATTCACCTTTAGAAATATACCAAGCTTCATCTTTAAGGAGAAGATAATGCATTGAAAATTGTTTATGGGCTTTAAATACTAATAATTTACCACAATAAAGTTCATTATTAATAATCCATAATTCATAACCCCATGCTTTTTCATGGCGCTCACCTTGATAAGGTAAAGCTTGTACTGTTAATTCTCTCATTAGTGTCTTGCGTTTACTCCTGTTTGTTTATACCAAGGTAAACCTTCTCTTTCACTTAAAATTTCTTTATATTCTTCACGATCATATTCAGCACCATTAAGAAAATATCTTTTTTTCCATTCTGAATCTTCACCTTCAATTGGTTCAATCGCGGGACCATCCCATTTATGGTGTTTCCAATTTTCTTCACCTTGCATTCTAACTAAGTGATGATGTGCACCCTTTGATCTAATTGTTTTGTATTCGTATAATTTTTCTGACATAATTTTTATTTTTTACCAATTTATAATATCTCCATGTTCAATATATTCTGCATCCTCCATACATTGTAATACCCATTCTGCAACGTAATTTCCCTGTGCTCCTGATACTGTAATACCTCTTGCACTTAAAGCATCACCTACAAAATGGACATTATTATAATCAATTAATGCTAATGTATCGTAATCAACTAATGGTTCAGGAGATAGATACTTAACTTCAGGTACATACACACCCCAATCATCACCCAATGTTGGAAATACTTTTTTCATATCATCAATAAAATCATCAATGTATTTATAGTAACCTTGGAATGCATCTCTTATTTCATCCATTTCATCAATTGTGACAGCACTTACTGTTTCACCTTCTGAAGTTGTTGATGGTTTACGAGTAGGACTATAAAATAAACCTGTACCCTCTTTATTTACTTTCTTTACTAAATCTCTAGACCATTTAAATGGTTCATCAATACCAGGAATTTCCATTAATATGCCAAAATTGGTCATATCATTCCTAAATGCTTCATCTTTTTTAGCGTGTCCGTTGTAGCTATGATTTCCATACGTTTCTTCAACGGCAACATATGCTGCATTGTTGTTTGTACAGAAAGAACGTAGTGATACTCCTTCATCAAATTTTCTATATAATTTAAAGTCATAACTAATATCAATTAGTTTCTGAAAGTGTTTTTGTGGTGCTTCAAATCTAACACCAATTTGTACTGGTTTAGGTTCAGTAGGTAATGTATAATCATCTGCTAATTGCTTACCAAAGTCAATACCTGATTTACCAACTGCAAATATTAGGCGATCATAACTAATAGGCCAATTTTTAGGATTAATGAATGTTTCTTCCTCTCCTATAAATAATTCTTGCTGGTCAAAATCAATTGAAGTTACTTTAGTCTCCCAAATAAACTCAACACCTTTATCAACTAAGAAATCATACCAATTTTTACCAATCTCATGTAAATAATCTGTACCAACGTGCCATACAGGGAATAAACGTAAACCAAAATATGGTTTAATGAAATCTGGTTCTGCAACTGGATTTGAACATTGTACTTCCTCTGGTTTAGGGTGGAAACGTTTAAAGTTATTGATTACCTCATCAAATAGCTCCATTGCCTTTTCTTCTCCACAATACTTAGACATATGACCTCCAATTGCTGTATGGTAAGTTAATTTACCATCACTCCAACCACCTGCTCCTAAGAATCCTGTCATTACCTCCGAATATGGTCTGCGGTATGGATCTTTACCCATATCAATAATAGTGATATTCTCTCCAGGAAATCCGTTATCTACAAGTTTAGTAGCAGCATTAACACCTGCTACACCTGCACCTACAATTACTAATTTTTCTGTCATTTATATTTGATTTTATATTAAAGTACCTTCAAATTTTTCAATACCATATTTTCGTTTAACATTATCATTATATCTATATTTTACGCCTAATTCTCTAACCTTATGAATATTATAAAAACTACACAATTCATTTAATGAATCAAATTGTTTTTTTATTTCAAATGTTATAGCTCCCTCATTAGAAAATCTGTCTACCCTATATTTAGACCAAGTATTATCTTTTAATAACACTCTACAAATTTCTATTTTTTTCTCATCTTTTGAATAAAACTCCATTTATATTTGATTTTATAGTTTTAATATACGAAAAAAAGCTGTGACCCCCAAATTGGAGGCCACAGCTCTCAAAATTTATTTTTAAAATCGACAGGCTATGAATCTGTCTAAATGTATTTTTTTTAGTTCTGATTATATAAAGTATCTGCTCCAGATGCTCTTAAAATTAAACCATATCCAAATAAAAGAATTTGTTCAGATGCTTGTGAATCAGTTGAAGCTGGGTTTATAGTAGTACCCATTAAATTAGCATTTATAGCAGTTTCTGCTAAATCATTTTGAGGGATATGGAATACAATTGAATTACCATTTCTTACTTGAGTTGCTTGTCTTAAAGGACTAATAGTAGGAACAATTAAAGTATAAACATCATCAGTTTGGTTTGGGGTATGTAAAACCATTCCTCCTGAACCATCACCATTACCTGACCAATTTGTTTCTTCTGTATTTGTTGGAGATGTTGTACCAATCCAGTTAGCAAAAGTGCTATCAGCTGTATTCCAAAATGCAATAGCAAATACTTCTTCTTCTCCACCGGATGTAAAAGATCCAAGTTGTTGGACTGGTTGGTTGTAAGGTCCAAAAGGGTCTGCTGCTGATGCACCATTGATACTAGCTCCTACTTTTTGGGTTAAGGTGGTAATGTTTCCTGCTCCTTGAGCGTAAATTGAGTCCTTCTTCACAATACATGAAACTCCATACCCATCTTGACCTGTAGCAGGATTTCCATTTTTAACAGAATTATTATCAAACATTGTGCTTACATATAATATCGCCATAATTTTATTTTTTTATTTTTTAACAGTCGCAACAAGAACATTCACATGATACTCCACAGTTACATATTTTACAATCACATTTGTTCATTTTTGTATATTTTTAATTTTAATATTCCAGTTCCTTTAATGACTCTGTGCCATTTGTGTCTAGGTATAAATATACGTTCTTGAAGAGAAGTCGGTAGGGAATCATCAAGTTGTAACTTCCAATTAGTTTCTTCTATAATTTCAACTACTCTATCTTCATCATCACGATGCCACATTAATTCAATTGGATCTATATTATCTCCAAATTCACGAATAATATATTCATCTGTAACTTCTACGTCAGTATAAGGTTTACCAGAATCCACCGAAATTTGATTTAAGTCCTAACAATTTAGCATATCGAGGTAATCTGCAGCTCCAATATCCTGCTTTTGTTTTATCTTTCTTTTGGGAGCATTTATGACGTTTTGCAAATGCGTTACGTGCCTTTTTATCATTAATCTTTGCTCTTAAACCACCTGAACCAAATCTAACTGTTTTAATTTTCTTAGTTTTAGGATCCTTAACATAAACC